CTTCATATAGAAGAGCTTTACAATCGTACGCGGTCGAACAAATGGGTCGTAGACGCCGAGACGAATACCAAGATGGTGTTATTCGTACTCCTTTGCAATCACCATCACCATAATTAAGGAGATAAAAATATGGCTAATGTAATACCTGACTCTTTTAAAACAGACCTGTTAAAAGGAACGTTTAATTTTGATTCATCTGGTGGATCAACTTTTAAACTTGCTTTATACACAGACATATCAGGATTAACGACATCAACAACGGCGTTTACTACTACTAATGAGGTAAGTACATCTGGTACAAACTATACATCTGGTGGAAACACATTAACTAATAGTGGTGTAGCTATTTCAAGTAATATTGGATTTGTTGATTTTGCAGATTTAACTTTTTCATCTGTAACGTTATCAGCGGTAGGAGCTTTGATTTATAAGAGTGGCGGTTCTAATGAAGCAGTATTAGTTTTAGATTTTGGTGGAACAAAAACAGCAACTAACGGAGATTTTGTTGTTCAGTTTCCAACCGCATCTAGTTCTGCAGCTATTATTAGATTAGGCAACGCGTAATATTTTTGGAGTAGTAAATGGCATTTGTATTAAATGACAGAGTAAAAGAAACTACCACTACTACAGGTACAGGAACTATTTCTTTAGCTGGTGCTGAAACCGGCTTTGAAAGTTTCGTAGCTGGTATTGGTACGACTAATAAAACTTTCTATGCTATAGAATTACCAGGTAACGCTGAATTTGAAGTAGGTGTTGGTACAGTTACCGATGCTTCACCAGATACTTTATCAAGAGATACGGTTATCTCCTCGTCAAACTCCGATAATAAAGTAGATTTTTCTGCAGGAACAAAAAATGTTTTTTGTACTTACCCTGCATCTAGAGCACCGTCTGCAAGTATGACGGCTTCAACTTATGCTTTTAATCATTCAGCAACTTTGTCTGATGATCAAACAATTAGCAATGCAGTATTAGCAGGACCAGTTACAGTAACTGGAACTCAAACAATAACAGGAACGGTAGTAGTAGTTTAATGTCAAAAATAGAAGTAGATGAAATAACACAACAATCCGGCACAACTTTAACAGTTGGCGGTGGAGCTAGTAAAACTGTAGTTGCTGATGCAACCACTGTAACTTTAGGCAGATGTGGTGGAACTGTGGCTTTAGCTAGTGGTGCTAGTCAAACAGGATTTGGTAGAACAGGTACTGTAAATTGGCAAACAACAGTTAAAACAGGAGATTTCACAGCTGCTAACGGTGAAGGTTATTTTGTAAATACAACTTCTGGAGCAATCACAGTAACGCTTCCTTCCTCGCCAAGTGCAGGAGATATTGTAGCTGTAGCAGATTATGCAAACACAGCTGACACAAATAACATTACATTAGCTAGAAACAGCTCTAATATTGAGGGTGCTGCTTCTAATTTTATTGTTAACAAAGAAGGAATTGCGGTAACTTTAGTTTTTGCAGATAGTACAAAAGGATGGATAGTTACAGACACAGGTAATAGTACAGATGCTTTTGAGGAAAGATTTATATCAGCAACAGGTGGTAATACAGTTGCTACTTGTGGTAATTGCAAAATTCATACATTCACAAGTCCTGGTACTTTTACAGTTTCACAAATCGCAACTTGTGCAACCAACAATATAGTTTCACATCTTATAGTAGCTGGCGGTGGCGGTGGTGGAGGCGACAGAGGTGGAGGTGGTGGAGCTGGTGGTTATAGAGAAGTAAAAAATCCAGTAACTCCATTTACAGCTAGTCCTTTAGATGGTTTTTCTACACCTGCAAATAGAGTTACAGTTACAGCAACTGGTTTTCCAATAGCAGTTGGAGGAGGTGGAGCAGGTGGAACTCAACCAGCACCAAGTTCTCCTTCAGGAGTAAATGGAGTTAATTCTTCTTTTGGAGGAATTACAAGTGCTGGAGGTGGCGGTGGAAAAAATTCAAACACAGGTTCAGCAGGGTCAGGAGGCTCTGGTGGTGGAACATCTGGTTCTGCTCCAGGTGGTAGAGCATCAGGAAATACTCCTCCAGTAAGTCCTCCTCAAGGAAATAATGGAGGTTTAGGACAAGATGGAGCTTTCGCAACGGGAGCAGGTGGTGGCGGAGCAGGAGCTGCAGGTCCAGATGCTTCATCACCTTCAGGTGTTGCACCTGCAGGTGGAGCTGGGGTAGCAAGTGAAATTTCAGGTTCATCTGTTACAAGAGCAGGAGGTGGAGGTTCAACAGGAAAACCAGGCTCAGCAACAGGAGCTGGTGGTTCTGGTGGCGGTGGAGCTGGTTCAACAAGTGGTACAAATGCAGGAACTGCAAACACTGGTGGAGGAGGTGGTGCTTCTTGCACAGGAACTGCTGGTGCTGGTGGATCTGGTATAGTAATAATAAGGTATAAATTTCAATAATTATGACAAGTAAAATAAAAGTAGATAATATAACAGACCAAAATGATAATAACATTATCAACGAAAGTGGTGATGTAATTACAGTTGGTGCAGCTGGTGATACAGTTGCGGTTGCAGGAAACATTGTAAAATCAAATGCGTATCAAGCATCTGATGGTGGAAGTATTATCAGTCAGTCTGGCACAACAATAACTATCGGTGCAAGTGGCGATACCGTTTCTTTAGCAAGTGGTGCATCTCAATCAGGTTTTGGTAGAACAGGAACTGTTGATTGGCAAACAGGTTCTGTCAAAACAGCGACATTTACAGCAGCAAATGGTGAAGGTTATTTTGCAAACACAACAGGTGGTGCATTTACAATGAACTTACCAGCAGGAACTGCTGGATCAATAGTATCAGTTCAAGATTATAATAATTCATTCGATTCAAACACCTTAACTGTACAAGTAAATGGAAGTCAAAAAATTAATGGTGGTACAGCTAGTGGTAAAATAGAATTAGATACAGAGGGTGAAGGATTAACTTTAGTTTATGTAGATGATACAATAGGATGGAGATCAATTCATAATTCAAACTTTGCAGACACAAGTAGTAACGCAGTTTATGTAGCAGCTTCTGGTGGAAATGCTACTGTGACTTGCGGTAATTTTAAAACACATATTTTTACAGGTCCAGGAACTTTTACTGTTTCTTGTGCAGGTAATGCGTGTGGTTCAAATTCAGTAGAATATTTAGTAGTTGCTGGCGGTGGCGGAGGTGGACTTGGAAATTCTTTTGATTCCGCAGGTGGAGGAGGAGCTGGAGGTTTTAGAACTAGAACAGCTTTACCAAGTGCTTCACCTTTAAACGCACCAGCAAATTTACCTGTATCAGCACAGGGCTATCCAATCACAGTTGGAGGTGGTGGAGCTGGAAATGTGCCTGGAGGAAGCGGAAGTCAAGGCGCTACTTCTATATTTTCAAGTATAACATCAGCAGGTGGAGGAAAAGGAGAATTTGGAAGTCCTGTTTGTGATTCTAGAGGTGGATCAGGTGGAGGAATTCACCAAGCAGCTGTTGCTGCAGGAAATTTCCCTCCAGTATCTCCTCCTCAAGGTCAACCAGGAGGAACATCAGGACCAAACTGTACATGTTCACCAAATGGTGGTGGCGGTGGTGGAGCTGCTGCAGCTGGAGGAAACGCAGTGGCTTCAAATGGAGGAGTAGGAGGAGCAGGATCTTTTATTCCAACTGGCTTTGTAGGTCCAACATCACCAAGTTATGGTGAGGCTGGCCCATCTGGAAGATTTTTCGCAGGTGGTGGAGCAGGTGGTACGTCTCCAGGTAGAGGTGGACAAGACACGCCTGCTGCGACTGGCGGATTAGGTGGTGGTGGAGATATAACACAGACAGGAACAGAAAATACTGGTGGTGGAGGAGGAGCTTCTGATACTTCTGCACCGGGTGGTAGACAAGGTGGGTCTGGTATAGTAATGATTAGATATCAGTTTCAAGGTAGTTAAAAATTATGAGTGAAGTAAAAGTAAATAAAATTAGTCCAAGAACAAATTGTGGTACAGTCCAGTTAGGAGATAGTGGAGACACTATTACGATTCCTGCTGGTGCAACAATTACAAACTCTGGGACACAAACAGGTTTTGGTAGAACAGGAACTGTAGATTGGCAAACAACTATTAAGACTTCTGGTTTTGCTGCAGCAGCTGGTGAAGGATATTTTGTAAACACGACTTCGGGAGGAATCACCGTTACATTACCAGGATCACCAACAGCTTTAGATATCATAGCCTTCAAAGATTATGCATTAACTTTTGATACTAATAATCTTACAATTGATCCAGGTTCAAATAAAATTGAAGGTGATACATCAGACATGATTGTAGACACTGAAGGAAGATCTTTAACTTTAGTTTTTTTAGATTCTACTCAAGGTTGGAAGATTGTTAACGATGGTAATTCAACTGCAGGGGTTCAACCACAATTTGTAACAGCAACTGGAGGAACAATTAAAACTTCAGGTAATTTTAAAACACATATTTTTACAGGTCCAGGGACTTTTTGTGTTTCTTGTGCAGGTAATGCTCAAGGATCAAATACAGTAGATTATTTTGTAGTGGCAGGTGGTGCCTCGGGTGGAGGATATAATTCAACTAACGAAGGTTTAGGTGGTGGTGGAGCAGGAGGATTTAGAGTTTCAAATAGTGTTGGATGTGTTCCAGCACCTACAATGTCTCCATTAGTTGCACCTAATAGCCCAAGTCCAGCAGGTTTACCAGTGCCAGCACAAGGTTATTCAATAGTAGTAGGAGCCGGTGGGGCAAGAACAGATGTTTGTACTACAAACCCAGCACCTGGTAATGTGGGTGGGGTTTCAACTTTTTCAACAATAACATCAGCCGGTGGAGGTAAAGGATCATCTAGTGGAGATCAATCAACTACAAATGGAGGGTCTGGAGGATCTGGAGGTGGTGGTGCCAGAGGTAATAGTATAGCTGGAAATCCTGGTTCTGGAAATACTCCTCCCGTCAGTCCCCCTCAAGGACAAAATGGCGGAGCTGGAACACCCGGACCTGCACAAGGATCACCAGCACCCGTACCTTCAAGAAATGGTGGTGGTGGAGGTGGAGCAGGTGGAGCAGGTGCAGATGCTGGAGTTCCTAGTGCCGGTGTCGGAGGAGCAGGCTCTTTTGTTGCTGATGCATTTATAGGTGGTTGTGCACCTTCTTTTGGTACACCTGGACCAGTAAGTTCAACAAGATATTTTGCCGGTGGTGGCGGAGGTTCCGGAGGCTCTGGTGGACAACCAGGAGGTGGAGCTGGAGCTGGAAATGGAAGACAAGGAACAAACGGAGACAGTGCATCTGCTAACAGTGGAAGCGGTGGTGGAGGTGGTAATAATACAGCTACACCTGGTGGAGCTGGACTCGGTGGATCTGGTATAGTAATGATAAGGTATAAATTTCAATAGTTGAATGATAATTAAAATTAATATATAAGGAGAAACATTATGGCACATTTTGCAAAACTAGGAGCTAACAGTAAAGTTATAACAGTATTAACACTTGATAACAAAGATATGTTAAATGCTGATGGTGTTGAGGATGAATCAGTGGGTCAACAATATTTAGAACAACACAATAATTGGCCTGCACAGATGTGGATTCAAACATCTTACAATACAGCAAGTAACAAACATAGTTCAGGTGATAACTCAAAAGCATTTAGAGGAAACTATGCGGGTATAGGTTATACTTGGGATGAAGATGATCAAATCTTTTGGCCTAAAAAACCATATGCTTCTTGGGTAAAAAATACAACTGATGCTAGATGGCAATCACCTATTGGCGATGCACCGGCATTGACAGAAGAACAGGTTTCACAGAATGAAGCTGGCACTCACGATTGGATATACAACTGGAATGAATCAGGCCAGTCTTGGGACTTGACAGATACAAAACAGTAAATTAAAAAGGTATGTGGTATGCAAAAGAAAGTATTATCTGAACAAGCTTTATATTACGGTGACGTGGCAATGCCCAAAGATTGGGATATTGACAGAGATAAGTTAACAAACGACATTTTACAATCAGTAATTCATAATCAAAAATTTCCATTCTCAAGAACTTGGGATATGCTTAGTACTTATATTAGAGATCATGTTGGTCTTGAATATGGAATTAGTTTAGTTAACAAAGAAACGTGGGGCAATATCTACAAACCTGCAGAAACAACAATTCCTCTACTTAATGTTGATCCTGTAGATCTACGTAACTCACCAGATTACACTTTTTTATATGGTGTTAACGTTAAAGATTGTATGGTCAGAGTACACTATGAAGATAACAGACGTAAAGGTAGATCTTGGGATATAGAACTTACAAATAATAAATTTATAATGTTTCCATCTACTAATATGTACTATTTAACTAACGATCAAAAAGACTCACTAAACTTTGTGCAAACAATAACTTATGAATATATATAAAAATTTTTTAGATAAAAAAGAATTTGCAAAAGTAAAAGAAAAAATAATGTCTGCTAATTTTCCCTGGTATTTTAATGATGGTATAAATAAAATTCCTGATAAAAATTTTCAATTTACTTTTATTTTTTTAGATGAAAACGGAATAAATTGTTCAGAAAAAATAATGAATGTAATAAATCCTATTTTAAAAAAAATAAAATACAATAAATTAAGAGCCGTTAAAGCTAATCTTTTAACACAAACTAAAAATACAATTGAACACGGTTTTCATACTGATCAATCAAAAGGTACAACAGGAATTTTTTATATGAATAATTGTAATGGCTATACCAAATTTAAAGATGGTACAAAAATAAAAAGTGAAGAAAATAAATATGTAGAATTTAATTCTACATTACAACACACTGGCTCTTCTTGCACAGACAAAAAAAGAAGAGTTGTATTAAATTTTAATTATGAACTTAACTAATTATTATTGGTATTTTAAAAGCGCATTAACACCAAGATTTTGTGATGATGTTATAAAATATGCTAATCAACAAAAAGAAGTTATGGCTTTGACTGGTGGCTATGGTGACAGAAAATTAAAAAAAGAAGAAGTATTAGATTTAAAAAGAAAACGAAACTCTGATCTAGTATGGCTTAATGATACCTGGATATATAAAGAATTACATCCCTATGTTCGTCAAGCAAATAGAAATGCCGGTTGGAACTTTGATTGGGATTTTTCTGAATCTTGTCAATTTACAAAATATAAATTAAACCAATACTATGATTGGCATTGTGATAGCTGGGACAAAGTTTATGATAAACCAAATAATCCTAATGAACATAATAAAATTAGAAAGTTATCCATGACATGTCAATTGACAGATGGATCAGAATATCAAGGTGGTGAGTTAGAATTTGATTTTAGAAATTATGACCCACACATGAGAGACGAATCGAAACAC